CTCTTGTTTATTTTTAGCCCTTGGGCTTTAAATAGTTAGGTTATACGTCCGCCCAGCGTGCTTGTTTGGAAGCATTATAGGCAGTGCTTACTGGCTTAAGGTTTGAAAAATGAAATGCCGACTTGGCTTGCTCTGGGTCAAACAAATCAAAAAACTTCAAAGGTATTTTGTGATCCATCTGCCACCCTGGTCCGTAGTTATCCCAATTCATCCATGGCTCAAACTGGCTTTCTATATGCTGCCTTAAGAAGCTTGATGAACATCCTATTAGGTCGTTAAAGCTGTCCGTATTTCTTAAAGCCTTAACGCTTTGCATTACTTTCCAAAACCTTGACCGAGCATTCGCCTTAAGGCGAATGCCTTGATCCTGTCTTCGTTTTTTAAGGTAATCTCGGTGCCACGCATTATGACGATCCTTGTTGGCTTGACGGTGCAAGCGTCTTTTTTCAATTCGCATTGCCCTAAAGAGAGGATCTGTTTTCCAGCGATTTCGCTTTATCTCATTATCAATCTGACGCCGCTTCTCCTTGTTGGCGTAAGTCCTTTTGGCCTTTTCTTGCCTTCTGATGCTTAACCAGCTGCACAAATGGAGCGGCGTATCTAACCATGCTTTATTTTGCTTATACCACCAAACCCTTGGGCTTGAGGCATTGTGCCTAAAAGATCCGCCGATAAGCATCCAGGCGCACTCTAAAATACTCTCCCTAAGTACAAATCCGCAGGCTGAGTGCTCAAGGGGGCGCACTCCAATGGCCGACTGTCAACTATAACCATTTGACAGGTTATGCGTGGTTATGACGCAAACCGAGTTGGCCAAAGAATGGGGAGTTTCGCAGCCTTACGTTGCAAAGCTGGTTAAGAAGGGAATGCCCCTAACCAGCAGGGAGGACGCGGACCGCTGGCGAGCCGAGGCCAAACTGCGACCAGCAAGAAAGCTAATCATTGAGTCACCAGCTGAAGACGAGGCAAGGCCGGCAACTGACTTTGCCAGGGTTGCCGGGGTTGAGCTTGTAGATGAGGTCAAGCGGTTGGCTCAACTGGCATCTGAAATATCGGCCAAGATCGACATAACCAAGCCAGGCGAAAGGTCGTCCCTCATTGCCGACTACACCAAGGTGATCGACCAGTTGCGAAAGCTAAGAAGCGACCGTCCAGACATTGAGGAAAAAGAGGGCAAAATGGTTCCCGTGGACGAGGCCGACAAGCTGGCGGCAGCCAGAGACAACGCGCTGATACCGCTTCTTAAGGGGATGGCCAAAAGACTGGCGCCGATCTGTGCCAACAGGCCGGCCGCAGAGGTGGAGGCCGAGGTGGAGGGTGAGGTCGGGCAGATTATGCGGCAGGTCGAGGCGGCGCTGTGACCGGGGCGCAGGAGGATCTGCGCCGGCGGGCGAGGGCTCGGTGGCACTACGAAAAGCCGCCCAGTGTCATTGAGTGGGCGGAGCGGAACATCCAACTGGACAGCCGACTGACCGCACGGCCCGGGCTCTACAGCACCAGCTGGACGCCTTACGTCCGGGGCGTGCTGGACGCGCTGGCGGATCCGGGCGTCCATACCGTCACGCTTTGCTGGGGAAGTCAGACGGGAAAGACCCTGACGCTGGCGATCTGGCTCGCCTACCGCATCGCCAACGACCCGGCTCCGGCGCTGCTTGTCATGCCCAACGCCGACTTGGCCCGCAGCTACAGCGAGACGCGGCTAACCCCGATCTTTCAGAAGTGCCGGCCAGTGCGAGCCCTGTTTCCGCAGGACATGGACGACTTTAAAATCTTAGAAATGCAATTTGCCACGATGACCCTGTCCATGGTCGGCAGTAACAGTCCGGCCAACATCTCCAGCCGGCCCATCTGCATCGCCGTTCTGGACGAGCTGGATAAGTTTGCCCCGCCCACCGAGAAGGAGGCCGCCGCCTACAACCTAGCACTAGAGCGGACCAAGGCGTTCCCCGGGCGCAAGCACGTCCTGACCAGCACGCCCACGCTCAACACCGGAGACATATGGCAAAACTACCAAGCCGGAACCCAAGAGACTTTCCACGTGCCCTGCCACGCTTGTGGCGAGCGGCAGGCCATGGAGTTTGGGCAAATCAAATGGGACGAGGGCGCGAGATCTGAGGAGGGCAAATGGGATCTTAAGAGGGTGACGGACTCCGCCGTCTACCATTGCACCAAGTGCGGCGAGCCTTGGGGCGAGGGGCATCGGCGCAAGGCGATCGAGCAGGGCAGGTGGACGGCCGGCAATGCGCACGCCGATCCAGGGCACCGCTCTTTCCGCCTGCCCAGCTGGTACAGCAACATCGGCTTCGGCGAGACGGCCAAAAAGTTTTTGACCGAAAAGCACTACCTGCACGGCCTGCAGGGATGGGTGAACGGCTGGTGCGCGTTACCATGGGAGGACCAATTCGACGACGACGAGGCGGCCGCCATCCCGCCGGGGGCGTTTGCCAAGAAGCAGCCATGGGACAAGGATCACATTTTGCTGGCGGCGATTGACCGGCAGATCGACGAATACTGGTACGTGATCCGGGCCTTTGCCCGGGATGGGACGAGCCGGCTGTTTGACGAGGGGCGAAGGCGGACGATCGAGGACATCGCCCAGCTGATGGCCGAGCACCGGATTCAGCCTCGCCACGTGGCGATTGACTCCGGCTACGAAACCCAAGACACCTACCGCATCGCCGCCAGGTACGGCTGGACCGCCATCAAGGGCGAGGAGCGGCCGCACTTCTTAATTGAGGACCGAGGGACGCGGATCAAATCCGTGCACAGCTCCATCCAGCCCACCGACGCCGGCTGCCAGCTGCTGCTTCTATCCAGCCCCGGGTGCCAGGATCTGCTGGCATGGCTGCGCCGAGGACAGGGGCCGATGTGGGAGGTGGCGCACGACGTCAGCCCAGAGTACCGCGAGCACATGGCCAGTCATAAAAAAGTGCACCGGGTGAACCGAAAGACCGGCAAGGATCTGTATGAATGGATCCGGGTCAAGCACCGCCCCGACCATCTTTACGACTGCGAGACCTATCTGGCCGGATTTGCCGTCTACGGGAAAGTGATCGCCGCCGAGGCCGCCATGGAGAAGCCCGATGCTTGACACCGCTAGGGGCGCGTGGAGCGTGGGCTCATTTTTTCCCTATGGATACAGGCTTCGAAGGATCCGATTGCCCTTCGCTTGGCTCTGGAAGCCCTTGCGGCTGGGCAGGCCAACACGTTCACCAACGGGGGCAAGGTAATGGTTTCCGCCTCCGTGGCCGGCAAATCATTTTCCTATCAGCTGCAGCCGGGCATGAATCCGATGGTCATCACGGAACTGGCCCTGGGCGCGTGGAAATCCATCAAGGATTTTACCACGTCGGCCGAGATTGAGAATTTCCTGAGCAAGAGCGACGGCCACGTGAGCTACCCCAACTTCGGCAGCATGTTGCCGATCTACCCATGAACATCGGCTCCTGGATAGGGCGGATCGTCCGCGCCGGGACCGCGGACTTCAGCCAGCGGCAGTACATCTACGCGCAGCCGCAGGACACCAAGACGGACGTCACCACGCAGTCCCGCAAGCAGGTGCTGGGGTTGGCCCGCTACTGGTTCTACAACTCGCCCGTCGTCCGTGGGGCGATCGACTGCATGGTGCGAAACTCCATCGGCCCTGGCATCAAATGCCAGGCGCGCACGCCCGACGAGGGCTGGAACCGCGCCACGGAGGAGTGGTTCGACACCTGGACGGGCAGCTGTGACGTGCGCGGCCTGCTGGATTTTAACACGATGCAACAGGTGGCCACGCGCACGATGCTGCGCGACAACGAGGTTTTCATGATCCTGACCAGCGCCGGCGAGGACGGGGACTGGCCGCAGCTGCAGATGGTGGAGGCGCACCGTTGCGAGACGCCGCCCTACCTGAACGGCGAAAAGCGCATTGTGGACGGGGTCCGGGTCAACCCGCAGGGCCGCCCCTTGTCCTATTACATCCGCATCGGCGACGGCGACAAGTTCACCGAGGTGCAGTCCCCGGATCTGATCGTGCTGGCGGAACGCGACCGGGCGGACGAGTTGCGCAGCCTGTCGCGATTGGTCACCTGCCTCAACCTGATCCAGGACCGCGAGGAGATCCTGACCAACACGATGGTGGGGATCAAACGATCCAGCACGATCGGCCTGGCCCTGGAGGGGGAGGGCGCGCCGGGATTCTTCGGCCCCACCACTACCACGGACGACGGCATCACCACGGACAAAATCTTTGGATCCGGAGCGATCTGGAACGTGCCCAGCGGCCGCAAGATCCGCGAGATCAAAGACGACCGCCCCAGCCCGAACCTTTCCGACTTCATGGACCAGTTTTTGCGCGCCGTCGCCTCCGGCCTAGGCTTGCCCTACGAGTATCTCTGGAAGGCGGATCTGTCCGGACCCTCCCAGCGGTTCGTGCTGGCGCAAGCCCAGCGGCGTTTTGACGAGATCAGCCAGGCCGTCATCACGCAGATGGTGGCCCGGGTGCGTCTGTGGGCGCTGGCCAAGGCCATCAAGCGCGGCGACCTCACCCCGCCCGCCGGCATGGACCGCTGGTGGACGGCCGTCTATCACAC